ATGGCTTGATTAACAGTCGGTTGTAATTGTTGTTTTTGAAGATTAACCATTGGTCTAATTTCTTCCTCTGCCTGTTGTGTAGTCATTTGAATATTTCTAACTGTTGCAGCAGATGTTAATGCTAACATAGTTTGAAAACCTTGAGCTATAGGATCACTTGACTTAAATTTGCCCTCTAAAAATTCTTTTACTGTGTTTGGCCTACGACTAGCCATCATCATTTTTAAAACTTTAGGACTACGTAACGCTTTAGACATGATGGCATAACCCGCTGCAGTTGTCGCAGTTGCTAAAGGATTCATAATAAATGCAACAGAACCTAAAGCTAAAGCAATTTGTGGTGCAGCAAGTCCACCTTTGCCAGTGATGCTTGCATTGGAAACTTTAATCATTTGTTCAGCCAACGCATCTAATCCATCATATGTGCCTTTACCAAACATTTCATCAATTGACTGTCTTCCATAATTATCTCTAATAACTTTTTGTAGTCGTGGTCCGAGTCTTCCTGTTTTAAATGCATCGACAAAATCATCTGTCATTTTGACTGCACCAAACTCGTCTGTCGCTGCACCAATTTGTTTAAGTATTTTACCCATGGCAGCGTCTTGCACGGCCTCAAAGGTGCTTATATCTCTACCACCAACAGTAGATACTCTTCCTTTTAATATTCTTTTTGCTCTTCTAATTGACGCTACATCCCTAAACACTTTATCTGCAATAACATCTGGATTACTTGTTCTTTCTAAAGTTCTTAAAACTTCGTCACCCCTTCTTGCTTTATTAGCTTCTTGTATTTGTCTCATTCTAAGTAGACCACGGCCAAGAGGTTGTTGTTTTAGTGTATTTAAAGTTTCTGGTGCAAAGTCTGCACCACCTCTTCTCATAACAAATAACACATCATTTAAATCTTTAAGTTCGTTTCCAAACAATCTTTTAATTGTTTCACCTTGTTCGTCTATAGCAGAACTAAACTTAACTGGATCAATCACTCTTTGTCCTGTCTCTTTGTTGATAATTTGTGACTGAGTTGCAATACGTTCAATGTATCTTTTCGCTATTGCTTGCCTAACTTGTTCAGCCATTTCAGCACCAGAACCTCTTGCCGTTGTAAGTTCTGCTATCTCTGCTTCAACATTTCTGATACGTCCTTCTAAAACTTTTCGAGCATTATCAGTTGGTGCTAAATTAGCTATTCTATTTTTTATTTGTTCAATAGTTTCACCACCAATTAATCTTCTTTCTAATGCTCTTCTGCCTTCATCAATATCTAATATGCCTGTTCTAGCACCTAATAGTTTTTCACTTGGCATACCTCTGATTGCTTTTAACAAAGCTGACAGATCTTCTGCATTATTAGGTGTAATAATATTATCTAATACATATGTTAAATTTATTCGTCCTTTTTCTCTTGCAGTTTTTATTATGTCATTAACAATTACATTATCAAAACGTTTCATACCCTGTGAATAAAGATCATTTGCTCTTTGTAACAAAGCAAGAGCTTCACCCGCTTTTACATCTTGTGTTGGTTGCAATCTAAACTCTGGTTTACTTATACTTTTATTATTTAACGCTGCTTGTTTAATTAATCCTGCGTCCAAAGCATCTTCGACAGATTTTTTAAGAGCAACTAATTTTTCTGAACCTGCTCCACCAATTAAATCTGGATTTTTACTCGCATCACGCAAACCTATTCTTAGTCTATTTGCAAATTGAGGATCAATAAACTGTGGTAAATTAGATATAGTTCTACCTAGTTTTGAATCTAATGGCTCTGCAGCAACATCTCTTGTTAATGCTCTGAAAGCTTCTTTAATTCCATTTGTATTTATAAAACTTACCATCTCTGGAGAACCACCAAGTTCTTTATTGATTGCACCATATAAACGATCCATGTCTTCATCAAAAACTTTTTTGCTAACCCTAATCATATCAGCTAAATTTTCGGGTATTTCCTTGTCGCTACGTAAACCTTTAATAATATCATCTATATTTTTTGTAATTTCAGTGTTAAATTTTTTCTGTGCAGCCTCTAATGTTTTAGATCCATCTTGATAAAAGTTTTTAATATCTTGTCTGACTGCTTGATTTAATTTATCAACTTGTGATCTTTGTCCTACGCCAAGTTTACTTAAATCGTCAAGAACAATATTTAAATTGTCTAACGCTGCTTTTTCATTTGGAAATATACCTTCGTATACTGCTTGTAATCTGTTTAAGATAGGTCTAAATGATTCACTTGTGCCACCAGCTACTGTTGGTCTAAAATTTTTATCTAATAATTCTCTTGCCTGTGCTCGAAGAGCTTCCGTCTGATCTATACCTTCTTTTGTTAAACCTCTAGGTCCTTTAATTAATCGTCCAAACAATGAACTTATACCACGGCCTATACCCTCACCCGCTAAACCAAATAAACCTTCAAAAGCTGAATCTCTAGCAACTTCACCAAAACTTTGTTTTTGTAAACCCTCTGCATATTCAATACCTTCATCTAATAATTTACCAGCGGCAGCCGCACCTCCAACAAGTAACATCCCTGGTATAAATCCTACACCAGAGGCGGCTATACTTGTACCAATACTTGTTACTATTGGTAATGCAGTCGCACCCGCAAATTCTTTTACATCATTAAAACTAAAACCTTCTTCATCAATAGCAAGTTCTTTACCCTCACCCAATCCAAGTTTGTTTCGTCCCGCTTTGGTTAAAATAAATCGTCCGAGGGCATCGGTTCTAAATCCATCGTCACCTACTACTCGTTGTAGGTATCCCGCCTTTTCTGCATCGTTATCCATCCTACCAAACTGAAATCTTGAGAAATCTCCAACAGAATCAAGACCTGTTGTATAATCTACATCTTTTTCTTTGTATTTATCTACAAACTCTTCTTCTGTTATTTGATCACCTGTCAAAGGATCAATGCCCATCATTCTTCGTGTTCGAGCATATTCTCTTATATCTTCTAATGAAGCAGTTGCTAAATCGACTTTGGAAGGAGGTGCAGCAAACTGAGCAGTTATGGCATCTTGTTCATCTTGAGTAGGACTATCACCTGCAATCTCTACAACTATTTCCTCACCATTAGGCTGTTGTACAATAATTTGTCCCATGATTATCCAATCTTAAATATCAGTCTACCTTTGTCGTCTTTGTCTCCAGTAGATTGAAGTTGAAACTTTGTTTTAGCAGTTCCTCCTGGTAAAACGCCCGCCTCTCTTGCTCTTTCTTGTTGCCCTGCTAGAAATCCTATTGCAGATTTTGTGCCTTGTGATCCTGGTGCATATGTATTATTTAACAGAATTTCTACATCTTTCATTTCTGAAAAAGCTTTTCTCTGAGAATTTCTCATTTCAACCATAGCCGCTTGAACTCTTTTTGCCATTATTTTAGGATCTCCAAATAAAAATCCAGTATTCAATACACCACCCTCTAAAGCACCTTCTCCAAAAAAGGCACCTATTAAAAAGTCAACATCTCTGTTAGATATAGAGTTTGCAGATTGAGATTCAGCTAAAGTTGTCGGTATAACCTTTTGTAACAATATTCTAAAATCACTTCTTAGTTGTTCTCTATCGTCATATCCTTTTAATTCCATTCCAAGTGCATTAGCACCTTTTTTCAAAAAGTCTCTAAAAGATCCATTTAATCCAGTAATTTTAGATCCATCTTCCGCTAATCTTACAAGAGAACTCTCAGCAAAACCAATTCCTATTTCTGCTTTTTGTGCAGTTGTTATAGCTTTACTATACTTTTCTTGATTAGTTCTAATTTCTGTTGCACTAAGTGTTCCAGACTTGATAGCTTCTTTAAACAAGGCATTACTTGATTTTAATTTTGAGGCAAGGGCAGTTACTGTAGAACTTGATAGAATATTTGTTGGTGCTTTGTTGTCATAAATATCAGCCATTTGTACAGGAACGTCAGTGCCCTCTGCATATGTTTTACCTTTGTAATTAACGCCACCTTTACCAGCAACGAAGTATTTTATAGCTCGTCTTTCTTTATCTATCTCTCTACTAACAAGTCTATCTTGAGCTCTGTCTTTGCTAATTTCGCCAATACCATATTGTAAAGCAGACAATCTAACTTGTCTGTTAAAAGAATCTCTGTCTTTTTTGTCTTTAATAAACATATCAGCACCACCTTCTAGTGCTTTGGCTATGTTTGTTAAGGCATCTGGACTTTGACCCGCTGCCATAGCAAAACCAATTTTAGCAATAGCAAGACCTTTGTCTAACCCTTCATACTTAGGAGCATTTTGCGTAAACTCTTGCATGAGTTGTTTGAGTTCTGCATCTTGCTCTTCTTTTGTGCCGTCTTTAATTACTTTAGCTATCTCATCTGCGGATTTAGGATTAATATCGCCAAGTTGTCCTTGTTGTTTTCTTTTTTCATCGTCTAATTGTTCTTGTTTTTTTTGTTCATCAGTAATTATGTCACTTCTTGTTATATTACCCGTAATACCTTTTTCTTCTTCGGCTACAGTTTGATCAGTTTGATCAGCCTTAATAATTTTCTTTTGCTCTGCGTCTTGTGTCTTTTCAAGATCTCTAAAAATTTTATCTTTGTAAAAAGGCACTGTGCTTTCTTTTGTTGGGTCTTGAGTTAACATATTAGATGGTAATGTCATTATACCCGCATCTAAAGCCTCTTGTGCTTTTCTCTTTCTTGCAGATTCAGTAGGTTGTTTTAGAAAATCTCCTATTATATTACCAGACGGATCAGTAAAAGCAGAAACTAAACCTGTGCCTTTTCTAAATTGTTCTAATCCTTTAAGTCCTATGTTTGCTAATTGAGTTCCATACTTGCCTAATCTAGTATCTGCTGCATCAACGTCTAGTTGACCAATAGGTGATAAAAATTTATTAGCTAAAGGTCCTTGTCCACTTATACCTTTCATGTATTGATCAGATATTTGTTTATAAGATAAAGATGGAGAAACAAGTTGATCAACGAGTTTTGGATTAAATTTTGTCATTGGGTTTGTGCCCATGGTTAATCCACCATTAGCCAACGATCTTATGCCTCCCATACTATTTAATCTATTACGAGCGTTACGATTAAACATTTTTCGGTTCATTACACTCATTTACCGAATAACCCACCTAATATACTGCCAAGGCCACCGCCTCCACCACCAAAGGCACTAGCAAGACCTAATAAACCAGTTCCAATACCCGCTACTTGTGATAAACGACTAGGATCTGGTGTGGTTGTTGTGGTTAGTGCAGTCTGTGTTGATGGCACACCTCTAAATATGTCAGACATAAATGACAATCTTTGATAAGGTTCAAACTGTTGTTGAAGAGATGTATTACGTAAGGCATCTAACTCTGCTTGTTGTTGTTGTTGCTCTTGTCCACCTAATCCAGATAGTAGTTGCACATCTCTTAGATTTGCTGCTTGAGCGGCTTCGCCTAATCCCGCAGTTGCAATGCCTGCTTTTGTAAATAACTCAGATGCTTTTTGTGCTCTATCTTGTGCTGATTCAAAAGCCTGTGCTCTCAATCCCGCTGATTGTCTAGCAAAAGTATCTGCTAAGTTTCTTTGTAATTCTTGTTCAGCTATGGCTTGTCTTGACCCACCAAAAGCACCTGCAGTGACTGCTTGATTAGCAATTTGTTGACGAGCGATATCACCCTGTCTTTGTACATCTCTTAAATTTTGATCTATCACCTGATCGACAAAAGGGTTCATAAATGCATCAGACGCACCAGGCATAAGAGCACTAACGCCCATGCCTAAAACATCAGAACCCGCTTGTAACAATGGTTGAAATGATCCAACACCCGCCATACCTCTTTGTATTGCAGCCTGTTGTAAAGGCGTTAACCCTGCTACCTGTATATCTGGAAAATCTACAGGTTGTGTTGCCACAGTCCGTGTATCAGTCAACAAATCATCAATAAATTTTTGTTGTTGTTCGGGTAGTATAGTTTTTTGTTCAACTGTTTGTACTGCCATTATGCCATACTCTCAAATTTATTCATTAAATCATACATAGCTTTTATACCTTTGTCCATGTCTCCATTACCCGCACCCTTTACGGCATCCCTTGTCATAACAAATTCTTCATTTGACAACGCTGCTTTTTGCACAGGCACACCATCTTGAAAGATCATGCCAGGTATACTGTCCGAGGTCCCAGTGCCTGGACCCTCTATTAATCCACCAAACTTTGGCGGTCCACCCATAACAAGACCCATAATACCACCTGTATCAGAAGGCGGTTGCTTCTTGGCCATAATAGCTTGTTCAAGCTCTTCTATAGAACCATATGATGTATCCGTGTTGGGATCCATAAAATTTAAATTCATCAAACTACTTATTCCAGATTCCATCATTGTTTCATACTATCAAAAATTATATCTCTCGTCTATGTCTTTACCTTAATTGTGCCATTATCATTAAACAAAGCACCTACCTCTAAACCTGTATCACTTGTTGGCAAGTCCGTCAAAGTAATCTTAGTGCCTCGAAGTTCACCAGGGTTTTGTAATTGTGTCACTAATTGACTTAAACTTCTAACTAATTCATTAAAATATTGCACATCATATTCATCTGGTGGCAATGAAAAATTTGGTGGTACTAATTGTCTGCTCATCTATCTCCATCCGCTCTTAAATCAACTCTTGGTGTTCCAAGTCTCCAGTTCACGCCTTGTGTTGTGCTCTCAACTCTAAGCCCAAAAGATCTTCCACGCAATCTTAAATGATTTAACTCTGTATCAGAAGTTACTGTATTTGTTGATGTTTTAACAAAGCCTTCACCAGGACTTCTTTGTGCTTTTAGAGAAAATACTGCTTGCTTATTGTCATTGCTTAAACCAGTGTCACTTTTTTCAAAACTAACATCTGGTATCATACGTCTTAAAAAGACAAACTGATCTCCATCTTGTACATCTATCGGACTTGACTCAATAAAAGATGTAAAGGCCGTTCCATCATTGTCGTTACCTTTTTCGTGATTGTATACAAGATTAGAGTCTGTGGCCATTGGATATTGATACACGCCTCGATCGACCCAAGATGTTCTTGCTAACGATCCCAGATACCATATTTTTTGATCGTAGTTGTAAACAACATATTTGTCGTTTTCATCAGTCCCGCCATTAGCACCAGAGTTAGTTTCTGATGGATAAAACCAAAATACCTCACCAAAAGCTGAATTTACACCCGCATAAACTTTATCAGACTGCGTTTCATTAAAATCTTGAAAAACATGGTCTCTTACAGAACAAGGTAAAACTTGCACACGACCATCATAAATATAAAATCTATCATATCCCATCCAGAATACTGCATCACCAACTGCTACTGCGGTATTAAAACCTCTAACTGTTATGTTACTGGCAAGCTGATTAATACCAAAAGTAAAGGGGGGACCAATAAACTGCATACTATGAACTGATGTGTCTGTAAGAATAATTATTTCTCTTCTTGTTTTAATGGCAGTAACTATTTCAGATCCAGTTCCTATTCTAAGGTCACCCGCAGTATTTGTTGCAGATGGTGTCCAAAGAAAAGGATTTTCTTGTGAACTAAATCTAACTAATAATCGATCTTGTGTCGCAGAAGTTATTGGATTTGCACCAAAACAAATAACGTGACGATCTCTTTCAGATACAATGACCTTTCTTGATTTTGTAGGTGCAGCATCCGATAGCTCTATGAAATTTTTAGCTCTAGTTGAAACACCTAATGTTTTGTCCCAATAGAAAAGAAACCCATCTCTTTGGTTTAAAATTAAATCTTCGCCAAAATTATCTTGTGACCATAATCGTAATGTGCCTCCACCTGCCGTTTCAGTAGAGGCAGAACCCCAACCATCTGCACCCCAAGTTCCAGCACCCCAACCATCACCTGGCACTACAGTGTTAATACCAATATTAATTTGATACTCTGCATCTGCTGATCCACCACTAGACAAAGCCGCAGAAGCATTTGTACTTAAAGTTATAACATAGCTATTTGCATCAGTAATTGATGTGATAGAAAACTCATTATTAAGTTGTGTATTTAAAGATGAATTACCTGTACTGGCATTACTAAATGTTACAAAATCTCCAGCTATTGCACCATGAGAGGTGTCATTTACAGTAACATTAGTGCTATCAGTTGCAGATGTAAATGTTATTGCCATTTTATCCTACAGTTATAGTTTCATTTTTAGTGTCTTCAACAGTCACAGTTCCAACTTGACCAGTTGCAAATATATTAGCACTAACGGGTCTTTGTACAGTTTCAACAGTCACAGTTCCAACTTGACCAGTACCTATTGAAAGAACGCCAGAATCTGGGTTTCTTGCCAAGACTTCTACTACAGGTCCAGGTACCACAGTCACAGTTCCGACTTGACCAGTTCCAGCACTTCCAGATGGTGTTGCTGTTACTGCAAGACCACTTAAATCAAATATCGTAACGCCATTTACAACCTTACGTCTTAATGGTGTTATGTCATTATAACCTTGAGATTCTTCAATATAAAATTTTTGTTCAGTGCCTATACCTAAATATTTATTACCCTCTAAATTTGCCCAAGCATGGAGTGATCTTGACGAACCTAAGAAGGTAACAATAGAATATTTTTCCCAACCACCTAATTTTTCTGGATAACCAAAACGGAATCTAACTAAGTCACAATCGTTCCAACCACCTTTGTTTGAATAAGATGTTGTCTCTTTATTTATTCCTGGTCTGAACTTTAAAGACGTTATTGGCACGATTACTCCTCACTTGGAAAATCATATATGGGAGCATTACCAGTTGGAACATTGTCTTTATCTACTGGTGTATCGAATAGTTTCATAAAGTCTGCAAGACTACTACAAGCATTGATCTTATCCTCTATTGTTTTAGAAGCATCTCTTATTGCTTTTCTTTTTGCTGTTATGTCTGAAGGTACTGCTAAACTTGAATCATCACTTGCTCTAATAATATACCAATCCGATTTCTTCAGGAGTGAATTTGCTGTTTCTTTTGTTTGCCTTATCCATATTGTTTTTAATCCCTCATTGATAAGTTTTGTTTTACCATCCTCTTCATATAACTGATTTCCAGATTCATCTTTTGCATCTTGATCTGTCAAACTTCTTTCAATTAAAGTGCCATCTGTTTGTCTACCCCAATAAAAAGTTTTATCAAAAGGTGATTGAGATGCTGGTGGGTCTTCCCAAGTTAAACCTTTTGCTTTTTTATCATCATCTGACCATCTTGTCCATTGTGCAGGATGTTGAGTGCCATCATCAGCAATCCATGGTTTTCCTTCTCTTATTATGTTTCCATTATGTTTCCAAGGCATTATTGTCTCCTATCTTGCATTACTAAATTTAAATGGTTGCTCTGCAAAAGCCATATAGATGTATGTTTGACCAGTAGTGTTTCTCATGCCACTATTTATTCTCCACTTGAAACCATTTGAAAGAAAATCAACTCCATCATCTGACGCTTCAGCATTTGCAATAACCATTAAATAATTTTGCACTACATTGTCAGGGTCTCTTGCATTATCATAGATAAACCAATTATCAGCACCAGTAATTTTTCTGCCTAAAAGAAAAGAGGGTCTAAAGCCAGTATAAACAAATGCACCATCTGATGATGAATTGCCAGTATAACTGCCAAACTTAGAGTAACCCTCAATTTCGGCAAACAAATACATTACATAAGTTGTATTGAGTTTATTACTAGAATTATCATCACCTACACTCATTACTGTTGTTGTTGGTGCAGTAGAGTTCCAAAAATCTGCACTAGAGGAACTTTTAGTATTTGATGCATTTAAAGGTAATATATAATTTTCTGGTGCAGAAGCATCTAATTTTTCATGATAAACGTGCCAATTTTGAGCTTCACTTCTTGATTTAACAAACACCATTTTTGGCTTTGCACCTAATCCATGTGCAACAGTATCTGATTGTGTTCCAGTTCCAGTATAAGTGACAATAGAAAATCCTGCTGTTGTGTTTGCACTAAGTCTTGTTGCAGGAATAGTTCCAGCTAAAGCAGACCCTAAATTTGATCCGTCTATCTTAACACTATTTGCAGTCGGTGTATTTCCTGCTCCTGCAGAATTATCTGCAGTAGGCTCACCTCCAGCTTTCCAAGACCACCCAACGAAAGTGTAACCACTTCCATTAACTTGTGCATTAGTTCCTAAATCAAATCCATCAGAGTCACCAAATGAAACAGAACCACTTGAAGTGCCTTCTTGTTGTGTCAAGTTTGGATATAAACCCGTATCATCTCCTCTTACGCTATCAAAAGCATAATGAGCATTACTATGACTTCTCATTTTAGTCCAAACCCAATCAGCTTGAAAACCAAGACTTATTTTTCTAGCAGTATCATTTCCAGACCAAATAGCAGAACCCATGTGGTCTGTTGCTTGTGTTGATTTATTTGGACTTATTGTAGTATCAGGTAAATTAGATAAACATAGTGCTAGATAGCCACTTGGAGGAGTATCATAAAAATCGCCAATACCATTCGCATCACTTGCTTCATCTGAACCACTTGATTTTTCTCCTGCAAAACTAGAATCTTGTCCAAAATTGGCTGCAAACTGATTTGCACTACCTGAATGATTTCCCCATACATAAGGTAAATAATCCGAACCTGTAGCAGCAGTTCCATCTGAAGAATCTGTTGGTGTTTGGTCTGCAGGAAAAGTTCCATTTATACCAAAGAATATTCTGTTATTATCTGCATCAAAAGCAATATTTATTATATCTCCTGCACCAAATGTTCTGCCAGTTGTATTTGATGCATTTCGTATATAAGTTCCAGTAAGTGCTTCTATAACACCAGTAGCAGCTATACTTCCACTTGCTTCAGCAATACATAACATTTCCCAATACCATTTACCAGAAGTAGGGACTGTAAATGTAGCAAATGCACCAGATTGAGTTTCATTACCAGTATTTAAATTTGCTCTTAAATTTCCCTCAGACAAAGTTACTGAGTTATTAATCCATGCTATTATACCAGTGCCTGTTTTAAAAAGTGGATTAAATGTAGGAAAATTATTTGTAGGACTATCTGGCACAACATCTGTAGAAGCTAATCCACTAGATGAATAGTCATTACCATTACCACTTGTGTCATCTCCTAAAGAACTACTATCTGCGAAAGTTAATCTAAATCCGTTTGTTCCATAAGTAAGACCTGTTATTTCTTTTGGTATCCATACACCATTTTTTGTTTCACCAAAGCTAGTTGGGTCTAATGCAGTTCCATCAATAAAATTAAATTCAGCGAAATAACCACTAAATTGATTTGAATCTGCACTTGCAAACCTACCTATTCTTTGAACATAACTAGCATCATTTGTAGATGTATCATAATTTTGATTGCCATAACTATGATTTGTAGCACCAGTATCAATTTCTAACTGAGAGCCATTTGCATATAACTTTACTCTATTACTTGCTGTGGCTTGTGTTGAATCATAAGCACATACAAAATGATACCAATTTGTCGTGTCTCTAAATAAAGCCTTACTGACTATAACAACATCATTTGATATTCCTGCTAGTGAAGCATATACATATAAAGTATCATCTGTATTAAATCTAAGTGTCCAAGATAATTGATTATAAGAATTACTGCCAGTTGAAAAAATATCTGAATAACCTAATGCACTTCTTTTAACCCAAACGCTTACTGTAAAAGTTCTTCTGTTGCCATCTGATGATGGAGTTCTTGATAAATTTGAACTTTCTATTCTATAAGATTGATCTATAGTTTCTGGATAAAATCCAGTGCTTTCATCACCCATACCTGATGCAGGAAGTATGCTCATCTTATGTCAATGCTCCAGTCGCACCTACTAATATGGTATTATTACCACTTGATGCAGAACAATAATAATTAAGCATATATGTTCCAGCAGTAGTTAAAGCAGTTAATATATCTGCATTAATAGCCACACTTGCGTGTGCTGATATTGTATGCCCACCACTGTTGACTAACATAACTGTGCCAGATTGACCTTCTGCTGGATTACTAAAAGTTAATGTTATGTTGCCAGATGGTGTGCATTTAAAAAAATTACTTACACTTAAATCAAAATCCCCATCATTGTCTGTTGTTTGAGTCCCCGTGCCTCTACCAGCTACAGAAACATCGTTACTAATTGTAACTGCTGTTGATGCAGTTAAATCTATTGTTGGTGCAGTGATCTCGCACTCTGTATCTGCGTCAATGTCTAATTTACCATCAGAGCTAGAACTTACTGATAAAGCACTATCTCTAAACATTAATTTATTTGTAGAGTTAAGAGTTAAACCACTGCCATCTGTGTGTGTCAATGTTGTGTCTGTATCTGCACCAAACCCTAATACTGCATTATCAGAAGCTAAAGTTAAATCGTCACCAACTTGTAGATCTGTAGATACATCAACTCTGGTACTAGCGTTTAAATCAATTATAGCCTCACCATCTATTCGTAAAGTGCCGTCAGATGATTGTTGAATAAAACTTGCAACATCACCAAAAGTTAATTTATTTGTTCCATTAAGCGTTAATCCAGTTCCATCCGTATGAGTAAGAGTTGTATCAGTGTCGGCTCCAAAACCAAGAACAGCACTATCTGATTTCAGTGTAACATCATCACTTACGATTAAATCATCATCGACTGTTAAATCTACGGCAGCTAAATGTGCAAAAGCATCAACTACTGCTGCACCAGAACCTGCTCCATCTAAGTAAACAACTTTTGCAGTGCCTGGTGCTATTGTTACATTAGCTCCAGACCCTTGTGATATAATTATATTTTGTGAACCACTTGTTCCGTTTT